GTCGATGGTGTTGAAAACGCCGTGGACAACATGCCCCTGGGACGACCAGATCGGGCGCACGGTGTCCCGGGCAATTTCTTCCCCGGACGGCTTCATGACCGCCGCCGTGTTGCACACGACAGCATCGGTTGCGGCCGTTGGGATTGCATCTGTCCCGCGTTCCGTCTCTTCTTTGACGAGGATTACCCGTCGTTGGGTTAATTTCATTATGATGTTCTCCTCAAATATGTTTGAACCGAAAACACGGCCTCGTAGGCGACCACTCCCACCTGTTTCGGAAAGGCCACCATTCCATCCTTTTCCTTGACCACCAGCCCCGCGCTGACCTCGTTCCCGGCAACCGCACTGACAACTGTCTCAAGCAGGGTCAGAGCGTCTTCGTTGGCGTCACCAGGGGACCGATAGTTCCGGCCAAAGACCAGCACCGACCATGTCCATGTTTCCGCCTGCACCAACGCCCCCGCCGCCTGATTCGGCTTGTTCACGCACCCGGCATAGGCCGTCCACACGGCAGCGGTCGGGAACCGGAACATCTCTTCCCAGTTCTTGCCCTGGGGCAGGGAGCCGACCGTCACACCATCGGCCACAGCAGCCTCGATCAATGCGATGATCTCGTTTTCAACCGTGATTCGACTAGCCACCGATTCCTCCCGTTACATGCTCCCGCACGATTTCTGCGCATTCCTTCATGTCGTCAGACGTGAATTCCAGGTATGGTCTCGCCGGGATGGTCACTTTGTGTCCCGGGCCTGCCTTGCCCCCGAATTGATGGATGGCAGCGTAGGCCGACTGGGCCGGACCGGTTCCGATGGTCACGGAGTCCCGGCCCGCAGCATAGGCGATATTCCCGCGCAGCCCGCCTTTTTCGGTCAGGATATTGTCGTTCTTCTTCATGGCCAGGGTCACCGGACTGAGCGGCTTCCAGGCACGGCCCTGAGGGTCGCGTTCATCCCGAAAACAGTCGTCCGTCCTGCGGAGCATATATTCCCCGATGTCACGCATGGCCGGTGTCAGGTCCCCGCACCTCGCCATCAGGCCCTGGAGCATCCGCGTGACCTGCGTGTCATCATACGTCAGAGATACCTGCGTGCCTGCCATTACCACCCCCTCAACGATGTCCGACTGAACACCCGGGTCCCGCTGGTTATCTGCGGGGTCTCGCCCTGTCCCGGGGTGTCGGGATCGTCTTCACCCAGAGAGTTGGACCCGGCTGCAACACCTTTCAGAAAGGTGATCGCGTTCTTGTACCGCTCCGCCCGGATCTCGGGCACGTCGTCCCGTCGTCCGTACAGATTGTACAGGGCCACATCAGCCGACATCTTGGCGACCAGATCGGGCACCGGGTCAAACGGTACAACATACCGCTTGCCGCAGTACCCATCGATCTCGGCGTCAGCATCGGCAATGGCCTGGGCGACCATGTCGGCATCCACCGCGCCGGTCATCTCATCATCCGTCAGCTGTACCAGCACGGATTCCGACACCAGATTTGTCAGATCGGAAAGGGTTGAATACGCCATGCTCGCGGGTCTCCCGTTGTAAGGGCACGGCGCGCCGTGCCCCTACGTTCAATGTTTCGTTTACGATCCCGCGCCGGTGGAACCGTATGCGGTCTGCCAGAATCCATACCCACCGTTGGCCCGTGCTTCCGCGCCATACCGAAAGGTCTTGCGCATGAACACGTTGTCCGTGTCAGGTGCTGTCTGCTGCACAAACACGGGCTTCTTGCGTTCCTGGTAGATGAAGGGCTTCACCGGCTTGGTGGTGTCCAGAAGGAACCACGCCTTGGAGCTGGAAAGACGGGCATCGACCACGACCTCGGCCGTTCCCTTGTAGGGGTTGGGCTTATCGTCATCGAGCTTGTCCGCCTTCATCAGGGTGTGTGCCGTGTTTTCCAGAGCAGGGGGAACCAGCAGCACGTTGGGGGTGATGTTGAGCGGTCTGCCTTCGTCGTCCTTCACCTCCCGCAGGGCAGTGCGTGCCGCTCCGTAGCTGGCCAGGGCCAGAGCGGCAGTGGCGCAGGACAGGGCGGCCGTGCCCTTGTTGGAATCGGTTGTCTTGCCGACAGGGTGGTTGGTGGCAAAGAACGCCTTGCCGTCATACCCCTTGTTGGTGAACCCGTTGTTGACCAGGTCGAACACGATCTCGTCGGGCAGCTGCTTGGCGCTGTACCCGGCCATCTGAGCCTGGGGCGCATAGATGCCCAGCTGATCGTCCTCGATGTCGTTGCGGTTGACCTCGATGGTCGCCTCCCAGTCCTTGTTGGCGATGGTGTAGGTAAACGCCTTCATGGATTTGACCACCTTGTCCCCGATCCATTCCCGCATTTTGGGAAAATTGGACAGCCAGGAGTAGTCATTCTGTGAAGCGGAAGACGGAATCCGCATGGCGATCTTCGCCCATGTGGACGGGGCCGCATCAAAAGCCTTGTTGAAGGTGGTTTTCAGATTCGTGAAAACACCGATCAGAGTCGTTTTATTGACAAGCATACATTCCTCCGAAGTACAGTTTTACGTTTTAGGTTTTACGTTTTAGGTTTCGGGTTGTTACTTAAATCCTAAAACCTAAAACCTAAAACCGCCTTTATTCTTACGCCGAAGCCATCAACCCTGCGGTCTGCAACGCGGCCAGCAGATCATTGAAATCCGAAACAACACCGGCGACATCCTCGGCGGTTGAGTCGGCCTGATTGGCTGCAATCCTGGCTACACCGAACGCTCCGGTGTCCACCCAGCAATAGTCCGAATCCACGTCGACCAACTTCCCGGCGACGATGGAATTGGTCCCTCCATCGGTTGACACCGTTTGGTCATCCTCCACATACACCAGGTCTCCAACGTTTGCCGCAGCGGGGGCGTTGGTTCCGGATGCTGCAAACCCGAACACTCCAATCCTGACCCTCACGGTCAGATCCCCGGCATCCCCGGCCGAATTATCCACAAGATCCTCGGCACGCCCGATCACGACCAGGCCGGCGGCGTCCGATGCAGGCACGGCATTTCCGGACGCATCCAGGGCCACCATGGCCCCCGCATAAATCATGGTCGATGCGGCAACATCAGGTTCCACGAACGTTCCTTCCCGCATGGGCGTATGTCTGTCAGCAGTGAGTGCAGCCATTATTCAGCACCTCCGTATTTTTTGATATCCTCGACATCGACATCCATCTGTTTGGCGACCGCGAGGACGGCGTCATCCGTCACAAGGTCGGTCGGTTCCTCTTTCTTGCCGGGCAGGGGCGCAACCGGCACGACCACCGGGGCCTTGGCCACGAAGGTCTTGAACCCTTCAAGGTCGGCCTTGGCGTAGCCTTCTGCCCATTCCTTCTGATCCGGTGTGACCTTGCCGTCACTCATGGCCTTGGCAACGACCTCCTGGGCATCCCGGGCGGCCAGCTGGTCCTGGAGCTTTGCGAACTCTTCCCGGGAGACCATGCCCTTGCTCGACTGTTTAGCCGCGTGGATCGATGCCACCACGGTGGAAGTATCCCCGGTTTCCAGATCCAGGGCCTTCAGGACGGCGGCGGGGATCACCTCTTTGGTTTCCGGTTTTTTCTCCTTGAGGGACGCCACCATGGCCATCACCTGGTCCTCTGTCGCGTCTTCGCCCATGCCGAGCTTGGCCGCGAGCTTCTTCAAAAATTCCATGTCGTCCTCCGTATCCGTTGCGACGGGAGGCACCCCGTCAAGTTTTGCCAGGATTGGCGTTAGATTATTGTGCTTGGGCGTATTGGTCAGGGCCACCGAGGCCAGGGCCACCAAGCGCTTGTCCGACTCCCGGACATAAAAGACCGGGGAGAAATACCTGTATTCCCTTGAAGCCACATAGGCCCCGCCTTTCTCGGTCCATTCCACTCTGGCCAGAATTCCCGTTTCGGCCTCCCATCTCAATTCCTTGACCCAACCGGCTGCAGGGGCCTGAACGCCTTCCAGCGTCTGATGCTCGTAGTCGATGACGATATCGTTCCCGCGCCGGGCAATCTGAGTACAGACCGACACGTAGGACTCTTCATCCACGAAATACCTGCCCTCTCCCTCCAGCTCGTTCCATCCGGCAGCGAACAGCAGCATCCATTCAGGTGCTCCTTTTTCGGCATCGATCTCGCTGACCAGAAAACGCGCAAAATATTTTTTCATGCCGTTGTACTCCTTCGTATTGCACTCATTGCCCTCTGAGAGGCCCATAATACTAGTATTATACTAGTATAAATCGCTTGACCCTTGCCGAGGTACAGGTTCGCCCATCAAAGGCCTTAAAAGGGAAATATGAACGTTTTTTGGTTGACCGGGGCAAACGGGGTGCTTATTACACGCATCAGCAAGCGGTCATCAGCTGACCCGGTCTTCCGGAAGCGAAAGCCTCCGGTCGATGAACCGGCGGGGAGGAGCTGGCCCCCGCGCTTGCCTACCTCACTCGTTCGAGCTTCCGCCTCACCTGATTCTCCGCGCTGGTTTCCGTGGTAGCAAACAAGGTCAGAAAGTAATTCTCCCGCCCGTCCTCCGTGCGCTTCAACGTCGCCCTGTACAGTTTGTCGCCGTCTTTCAGGTAGACAAGCCGCGCATCCCCCCGCTTGTACACCTCGCCCGTTTCCAGGATTTCCGGAATCTTCCGGTAGTCCCGGATCTCCATTTCAGGATGTCTGGCAAGGTGCTTGTCCAATGTATTGCGCGACAGCCAGACGGTCTGTGCCTCGCCGCCCAGAACGGCCCTGTCGGCCTGGGTCAGCACCGCAACCGGGAATTCGTCGATCTCCGTGCTTGTAAAAAAGCGTTGGAATACCGGTCCGTCCAAAAATTCTTTCATCCAGGGCTTGGCGATGTCCGGGTCCATAGTCTCGAACTTCTCGGCCAACACCTTGTACGACCTGCCTGCCGATTCACCCACATTGTAATCCCATCCAGGATCGATCCCCTTGGGAACCGTGAACACCTCGCCGGTCTTCCGATCCTTCCATTCGTAAAACAGATCCGCAGGGGCCTGGTCCGGCCCGTCCTTGCCCATGCGGTCCAGATCGCGCTGACCTATGGCGAACACCCGGCACTTGCAGCCCCAGCCATTGGGCGGATAGTGGACGGCCCACCAGGGGTCGTCGGCCGGTAACACCAGCCCGTCCCACGCAAGATGCTCCAGCCGGGGATGGGCGCTCCCGCCGTGCCGATACTCCCAGTACGGCCTGGACTTTTTGACGGACGGTTCTGTCATTTGCTTGTACCGACCGGCAGCATACGCGGTCCGGACATTGGTGTTCAGGATCACCGAGGTCCTCCAGTCTCTTCCGCCCTTGTACGACCACCCATGCCGGGCAACGATATCGTCAAAGCTCTTGCGGAACTCCGCCAGGGTCACACCGTCGGCAATCCCCCCGTCAACGGCCCCACGCAAGTCGGACAACAGGTCCGCCTTCATGGCCCCGGCCACCATGAACCCCTTGGCGTGTTGGCCACGCCACAAGTCGTTCCATCGCTCCGAGGGCACGGACAGCTTGTCCCGGAAAAACCCGATGGCCTCTGTAAAGGGCAGTGACTGGAATTCACGATTGACGGTCATGATCGTTCATACTCCTGCTGACACTCGACACACCGCTTGCACCCAGGAACTGCCTTCCGCCTCGCTTCGGGGATAGGTTCCCCGCAATCCTCGCACACAATGGCGCTTTCAGTGGTTGACCGCCTGGGCCGTGACGCCAGCTTGTTGGCAAGATCCCGTTCAATGTAATCCTGGGCCAGATCGATGATGTCCACTAATCCAAGCCCTCTAAAATTTCGTATCTTCCGGCCAGCTCCGAGGCCATGAACGCATTGCCAAGCTCTTCGGCCAGTGCGTCGGAGGCCATCATGCCCACCAGTTCAGGCAACCGATCCCGGATCTCTTCCAGCGACGACGCCCCGGACACCAGCTTTCGGACCTCATCGACCATCCCGTCCACCAGGGGCCCGGCATTCTTCCGTGCCTGATCGCCGTAGATGTCCGCCGTGTCCTTCTCCGGCTCACTCTTTGCGGCAACCGCCTTCCCCCCTCCCTGGTCAGGGAGGGGGCGGGGGAGGGTTGTATAACCGGGCCTTTCAATCTGTTTGGCAGCAACAGGCTCCCTCGTCTGCCCGACCATCTCTTCGTCCTTCTCCTGCTCGGGAATTCTGAACTCTCTGCGGATGAACGAGGCAGGCATGGCAACCCCACGATCCAGCAGGGCGGTCACCCATTCGCTCTTGGTCTTCATGTCCTCGGGTTCGTCGAATACGGGCCGGTATCCCGGACAATCCGTGTCCCACCCGAAGTTGAACCCGACCACGGGTCGAATCAGCTGGTCGCGAATGGTCGCAGCCACGGCCCGTGCATCGGCCTTGAGCAGGTCTTCCCGGATCTCGTTGTGGGTCTGGCTGGCAGCGTATGACCCGGCTTCCCCGACCTCGGCAGTCAACGTCTGCCCCAGCAGGGCCTTACTCATCTCCGCGTTGCAGAAGGAAGCCAGGGTCTTGTACAGGTCTCCGCTGGCCGTGCCCTTCACGGTTTCCACAAACTCGATCTCCGTTGACCTGGAGATGATCCCGGCAGCGTCGCTTCCCAGGGAACTGATGGCCTGGACCAGGGCGTCCTTGTCGCTCTCGCTGGCACCGGCCCCGTACTTCCCGAGCCTCAGCGGCATGCCGTACACTTCGGCGAACACCACCCAGTCCTTGATCGAATAATTCTTGAACAGGTACATCCAGGCACACACCCTGTAGATGCCCGACCTGGTCGGATGCCCGGACTTGCCCCCGTACCGGTGAAACAACATCTTCCACGCCGGTATCTCCACGCCCATGCTGTCCGAGTCCGTGATCAGACGCGGTGTCCGACTCAGCAGCCCGGACCGGTCCTGGAACAAAAAGCGCTTCTGCTCGACGAACTCGAACCCGCTCGGCAAGGCCTGTCCGCCGGAAACGTCCCATTCGATTTCAAGCCCGGCGTATCCCTTGCCCACGCCGTCCTGCAGACTGACAAGCACGTCCTCCCAGTCGGCGCAGTTCTGAAAATACTCCCGCACAAACTCGGCAACCCTCACGTCACGGCTGTCTTCCGATGCCGGGAACACCTGAAAGTCCACGTCCAGGATGGCGTTTTGCCGCTTGGTCCGCTCGCCGGTAAGATGCCCGTCCTTTTCTTCGACCTGCTCGAACAGGGCAGCCTGCCGGGCAACGTCGCCGGTATCCGCTTCCCGGAAGATCCCGGCCAGCCTCTGGGGGGTCAGCCCGCTGGAAACATACTCCCGCCATGCGTCGCTGATGGGCGCAGCTGCCAGGGGATGGCGCTCGGGCCGTTTTTGCTGCTCAAATGGTCTGCCGAATTGATCCAGAATCACCACGCACCTCGCTGGTTCACTCTCCGTTTGGTCACTGACCGGTATTCAGCCGGACCCGAATACTCAAAATGCCTGCTCGCAAACACCGCCAGCACAAAGGCGATAGCCGCATCACCATGCCGCTTCCCGCCATCCCCGGCTCTGGTTCTGGTGCTGGGGATCTTGGGCACACCCTTGACCTTCTGCACGGCCCGCAGGTCGTCCATCACGTCATTGTCCCTGGGGATGGAAACGGTCCTGTCTTCCAGGTGAGCCTTGGCCGGGGGCCAGTTTTCCAGATACCAGGAATCGTGAAAACTGACCTGCTCGATGCGTTCCTCCCCGTATTCCTGCCGGGCACGCTCTGCCAGGAAGGCTCCGTTTCCGCCCTTGTCCAGCGCACCGCCCGACAATCGTGGCAGACGGTCGCAGACATGAAACAATATCTGCTCCTGCTGGGCAAAAGGGCAGTCACGGAGCTCCAGGAGGAAGGGCGTTGCCAGGGTGGCTCCGGGCATGGACTGCAGGGGCCAGATCACGGTCAGGTCACAATCTCTTCCAAAATCTTCGCCGAAATATGAGGGTCTCTGCGGAAGGCCAGCAAGCAGCGGATCCAGCTCCGCCAGACACCAGTCACGTACCTCCCGAAATCTCTGATCATCGCGCCAGTCCACAAAGTCTTTCGACGGCGGCGAAAACCGGACCACCGGGATGGCGGGGCTCCAACACGCCTCGATGGTCGAGCGGAGCAGGTACGCCCCGCCGCCCTGGGACGGGATGCAGAAGAGTTCTTCGTCGGCGTCGTCACCATACGAAGCAATGATTTTATTGCGCCAATCAGCTTCCTTTTCAGCAGACCACTCTTCACCGCGTACCAGGCAAATTCGAGCATACAGCCCATCCTCCAAAGCCTCATCGAAATCATACCGATGCACGGAGTAGGGCAGCCGTCCGGCCCGGCAGTCCTCGATCAGCTGGTTGAAATAGTTGGCGTCACCAAAATGGGTGGAGATAACCACCACCTGCCCGCCCCACATCAAGAGGGCCAGGGCCGCCTTCATGAGCCCGGCAAGGTCCTCGTGGAACGCAGCCTCATCGATGACCACCCGGCCCTGCCGACCACGCAGGTTGGTGGGCCTGGAGCTCAAGGCGACAATCTGATGCCCGGACGCGAACGAGATACGGAACGCCGCAATGTCCTTGTCCCCGTCATCGGTCTTGTCCTTGAACACAAACTCGTCGATGTCCGTACACACCTTGGCGAACTGCTTGGCCCACCAGGCACAGGTCTGGATATACTCCCGGGTCATCTCCTGATTATAGCCGACGTACAGGACGTCCTCACCGTCCCGGCCTTCCGTGGCGGCAACCAGCACGTCGTCAGACGACTCGGCCCAGGTGATGCCGATACGCCTCGACTTCTCGACAATCTTCACCTCGGCAGTATCGGCAACCCACTGTTGCTGGTACGGCAACAGCACGGCAGGTGCCCGCTGCAGATCGTCTATGGTCAACATCCCGTTCATTGAATCCCCAAAATCTGCTTCCGAAACGCATCCGCACTTTCAACGGAGAGCCCCTTGGCCTTTGCCTGCTCTTCCTTGCTGCCGGTCTGCGCCCGCATCCCGGCAATCATCTCCATGGCCTGCCGCAATTCCTTGATCGCCTTAAAATCGACTGTGCCCGGATCTCCCAGCATCATATTCAGCTTTGCTTCCACCGCCTCACTCAAAGCACACACGGCATCTTCGGCAGTCCGGATCTCCCGTAGGGGCACGGCGCGCCGTGCCCTCTCTTCCGCCCCGGCCTGCACCGCCTTTTCCTTGGCCAGCGCCAGGTTCTCTAGACTGGCCACGGCAAAGGCATCCTGCGCCCCCTGGTCGGCAATCAGCTTCTTGAGCATCCCGGACCGCGCCCGCACAAAATCCGCCCGGATCTCCGACTCGGCCAGGGCGATCTCGTCCCGTTTCTCGCGCCACCGGTACTTCTCGGACCAGCGCTTGAGCGTGCTCGATGCAATCCCGGTCTGTTCGGCAACCTTGTCGAAGCTCAGACGGTCCACGCAGTACATTTCCTGCGCCCGCCAGACGGTTTCAGGCTCATGCTCCCAGCCCATTATTCCCCCAGGATGCCCTTGACCGAGCGCAGGCGCTTCAGGTCGGACAGATATTTCAAGTGCAGGTCGGCCAGTTCCACTGCGGTCATGGCCACGGCCTCGATGTCCAGTTTCTCCAGGTCTTCGAAGGGGTCCAGCTTGCCCCGGATCAGCTCGATCATTCCGGCCGCCCGGATCTCGTCCCGCCGGACATCATTTTCCAACTCGGCCTTGCGGCCCATATATCTTGCTCGTTCGCTATTCACGACGACCTCCCGGCTTGCCTCGCGTCGATTTTGTCGCACAACCGCTGCATGGTCTGGGTATTCAGCACGACCACGGAATGCAGATCCCTGCAGACCCGCTCGTATCCCTCCACCAGCAGCACGTTGTTCTTGTAGTATGTTGATATTGCGTCCACCGACTTGCCATATTCGTCGAGTATCCTGCGGGTATCCTGACGGTATGTTTCCAGCAGATCGGCATGTCTGCGAGCCGTTGTGCAGGATAAAAATATGACGACAAACGGCATGACCAGGGGCAGTCCCAATACCAGGACCCCGATTCCCCACGGCCCCAATGCGCCGACAATCTGGGCCAGGGCACCCATGGCCGCTGCTGTTGATGCATCCATCTAGTTTTCTCCCATTGCATCCAGGTAATGCAGAAGTTCTGCAGTATCGTTCCGGTCAATACAGATGCCGCCCTGGTCATTCCTCGTCGCGCTTTCCAGAACCGGAATCGGAACCGGAGCCCTCTCCGCGCTTAAACCTGCGCAGGAACTCAGCAGCAGGATCGCGCTCAACACGATCAAAACGTTCCTGAGCCTTACGCCTCCTGATCCCGTCAAGAACCGCGGAGACAAGGCGGCCAAGCAGGGCCAGAACCCGAAATGCCGCATTCATTTTACCTCGACCTTGGACTTTTCCGGACCCGGGTCCTTGGCCTTGCCAACCACTCCACCCAGGAATTCGACGACCTTGTAGACCTTGCCCACAATTTTATCGTCCTTTGGTGTCGGAGTCAGGGCGGTAATGGCAGATGCGGCAAGACATACAGAACCTGCGGCAGCCAATATTTCCACGAGATGTCCGACTATCCAGTTGATTATATCCATGAGACCTCCATTTGTTACGCCGAAAACAGCTTGATTCCGTACCTGCTCACGTCATGATTCCGGCAATCGATGTGCAGCCAGGAAACGCCCGTCTCCATGGCTGTGACCATGTAGTTCCCCAGCTGATCCCGTACCATATCGGGTTCATCCAGGATGGCCTGTCTGATGGTTTCCGCAGGGCATCGCAAAGGGATGAGATCCAGAGCCCGGCCAAAGCGATGCTGGGACAACGCCGCGCCAATGTCGCAACTTGCAGGGCGGTATCCGCGATACCGATTGGACCCGCCGCTGTGCCAGTCGTTGACCAGCATGGGCCCGAATTCGTCACGCAGCAGATCAGCACCCCGCAGGATGCGCTCATCAAACACATGCCATAACCTGGCATCATATCTGTCGAGTTCAAGTGGCGGGACAAGCTCATGCAGGTGAAAGTAGGTTGGTCTGTACATGGGGGCCATTGATAATGGCCGGGTCGGAAGGGGGGAAATGAAGGGAGTCAATATTTTTTTTGCAGAGAAAACGAGAAAACCCCGCCCTCATACATTGAGAGCGGGGTTCGTTTGGGCAATATTATACCTGCTATTCTGGCCGATACATAAACGACCATTTCCCTAAGGCCAAGCCATCAAAAGAGACGTCGGTCGTAAACGTCCGATGGTATCGAAGTGTATCTGTCGTTCGGCCGGAAAGGGTGCAAGTTACGGTGTCGACAACAGTCTCTCCCTTTACCAGAAAGAAAATAATCCTGCTGTTATGAACGTGGCGACACTTTTCGTCATGCGTCCAGTCTACGGTTCCATCGATGCAATATTCTTCACCGCTCTTTGACAAGACGGTATTAAACACACCGTACATGCTATAATCTTTCATGCTGTACGGCAACGAGCTTTCGCTGATAGAAACGACGTTAAGCCGCACCCTTTTCCCAACATACGGACTCGAACAAGCCGCCAGCAACACCGCACCAAAAAACAAAAAAAACAACCTTTTCATTTTACCCAACCTCCTTTTTTTCGATGCCCCATACCCCCTGCATCACACTCATGCAAGGCAAAAATCAAAAAACCCCGCTCTCACATGAAAGCGGGGTTCATTCAAATCAACACCGGGTTCCTGCCTGTTCAACGGCATTCCGGATATCCTGACAGATATAGGCCAGCCCGGTCACTTCATCCGGGGTCAGCTCAAGGCCTTCTTCGGGGTGGACGTTGGACAGCATGCCGTTCAGGAAGGCAACCACGCTGCCGACCTTGTCCAGCACGTCCTGGGGGTGATCATCGGGAGCACAAAGAACGCTCATGACCGGACCTCCCATGTCGGGGCATTAAGGGCGATGCTGTACAGCTCGTCCAGATGGGGGAGGACCTTTTCCTGGTACCAGCGGTAAAACTTGGGGTGTTCGTCACGGACAACCCGCAGGCACTTTCGGGGGGAAACAATGGTCACAGGGTTGGAGTGCGCCCCCTCCATGGCCAAACGCTCGGCAACGGCCATGGGGGATACACCGTACTGGTTGCACAGTTTTTCCATGGGGTAGACGAAAAAATCCACATCACGCACCAACCCTAAGGTCTTGAGCTTCTGGGTCCATCCGGTGTACAGGTCTGTCCCACAAACCACGCGCAGAAAATCCTTGGCAAGGATCATGGGCTTGTCCTCGACCAAGAGAACGTGAACAAAACCATCCCGGCACTTGAACCGGCGAATGGGGAAATCGACAAAGATGGATTGTTCGACCCGGGCAAGATTATTGCGCAGCACGCTGAGCTCTTCGGTAATCTGGTGGTTCATGACGAAAAGCCGCTCCGTCCGTTTTGCAAAGAGGCTGACCTGGTCAGTCATCATGGCCTTGAGTTCCTGCTCGCAACGGATGAAATACCGGCGAGCCTGTCGGCCCTTTTCGTTCTTCTCGACCATGGCGAGCTCTTTGGCCATGTCCAGGGTGACGTGGTATTCTTTGCTTGGGCGACCGCCTTGGGGGTTTTCGCCAGAATTGGCGAAAACTATAAAGTCTTCATTTTCTTGAAAATCGTACTGACGAATACGGTCTTTTATCCAGTTGGAAAAATCCTTGCCGACCTCAAGAAACCCATGCAGATCCCTCGCGGCCACGGTCTGGATCTCCCGCTCGCCAATTTCCCTTTCAGTAATCTGCACCAATGCCTGTTCCGTCATAACTGCTTCCTCCGTAGAAATTGTTGAATGCCCATTGCACAACGCAAAAAGGCCGGGAGCTCAACACCGTCTACGGACGGCGGAAGGTGTTTAGGCTTACGCCCTGGACATTCCCCTCGCGCTCCCGGCCAAAAATGACCGTGCGCCTCGTTGCGCATAAAAAAGCCACTTACTTTCGGGAGTGGGACCGCGTAGATTCAAGGTGTGTTGAGCACCTGATTCCGCCCTTACCCACACCCCGCGTGTGGTGTCAACCTAAAACCTAAAACCTAAAACTTAAAACCTAAAACCGCCCCTACAACGGCAACCGCCCCTGCCGCGCCCGTCTCGTTTCAATAATTGCCCTGATCCGACGTTCCGTCAGGCCATACTTCTTCACCAGATCATATATTGCGACCCCGGACATGCGGTCACGGTAAATGGCGACATCCCGCTTCCGTTGCTGTTCGGATCTGCCCCAGATGGGGAAGTACACCTGGCACCCGGCAAAAAGCTCTGCAAGTTTCCGGGCCGTCTCCCGATCCGTGACCGCCTCGATCTCCTGGTAGATCTCTGGGATCATGCGTTCATTCATTGTCCGATCACCTCTGATACGGCCAGGGCCTGCAGTCGAAACAGCTCCAAACACCCTGCACACCTCGGCCCCGGGGCCTGCCGATCGGGGCACCTGGCACAGGCCACATCCCGGATGGCCGCATAAATCCTGTCCACGTCAACATCCGCCTGGGGGTTCTGCTTCCCGTCCATGATCGCCCTCATCCTCCGTTCCTGCCCGGCCTGGTCCCCGGCATAGTTTCCGCTGGCCACCTGGTAGACCACGCCCTTGCTGGGCAGGGCCTCGGCATGGGCCTTCCAGAACTTGTACACCGACCCATATCGGGAAACGATTTCGGCCTTGAGGCTCAT